ACCGTCGGCAGATAGGCGAGCAGCAACAGCTCCGCCTCCGGAGCCGCGTCGCGTACCGCCGTTCCCAGCGCAGCGGTCGAAGCGGCCAGCAGCACCCCCGCCGCGTCCAGCACATCGGTGTCCGGATCGCCCCGCACATTCTGCTCCGCCGGATCGCCCAGCGCCGCCCGCGCCGCATCGTCATGGATGCACAGCCGACCATCGGCCATCACCCACCACCATGGCTCGCCGACCTGAAACTTGACCGCCAGCCCCGCGTCCAGCGCGATCCCGACAAACGCCGTCGCCACCGCCTGCAGATAGCCCATCGCCCCGGCATGGGCTGGCGACAGCAGCGTCGAGGGCGGTTCCCACCCGGTCAGCGCGGGGGATCCATCCGCCGCCCGCTGCTTCCAGTCGCCCCAGCAATGCGCGTCGAACAGCTCATAGGACAGCGACCAGATCACGCCGAACCCGAGCGCTTTCGCCCGCGCCGCAAAATCGGCATGCCACGCGGCACACGGCACATTCAGCGCCCCGCCGCTCAGGCTCGCATAATAGCCCCCTGACGCGGCCTCGAGCCGGAAATAATGGCTCATCCCGACATAATGGACGATGTCCCCGCGATACCCCAGCTGCAGCGCATTGCGCAACAGCCGCGCCGGGGTGATGTGATAGCTGTCGTCATAGCCCGAACAGATCGACAGCCCATGTTCGGGCACCACCACATCGCCGATCGCCAGCACCGCCCCCGGCCCCGCGACCGCGATCTCCGACAGCTCGACCCACCCCGCGGCCGGCACCGCCAGCGCCGCGTCCGCACCGGTATAGCCGGGCGGGACCAGGCTCACGAACATCCGGTCGACATCGCCCGCCCAGACCGGATCACCTTCGCCCGGCAGCATGAACCCGCCCGCAACGCTGGCAAGGTCGAGGCTGACGACGCAATCCTCCGGCGTCCCCTCGGCATAGTTCCACAGTCGCACATACCAGGCGCGCGGAACCCCCGCCGCATCGCGCCCCTCGATCGTCAGCACCGGGCCATTGACCGCATCCAGCGGCATCACGCCTTCGGACCGCCAGCGAAAGCGCAACCGGCACCCGCGATAGTCGCGGCTCGTCTCATAGCCGAGCAGCGGGTGGTCATGCCGATCCACGCTCTCCCAGATCAGCCCCGCCAGATCGTCCTGCCGGTAAAACACCGCATCGACACGCAAGGCATCCGGCGCGGTCGTCACCACGCTCGCCATCATCGGCCGCGGAAAATTGACGGTCCAGTAGGCCGGATCAAAGCGCGAGATTACCCCCGCCGCCTGCACCGTCCGCGCGGACGCCAGCCAATATGCCATATCCTTAGCCCCTCCCCTTCAGGGGAGGGGTTGGGGTGGGGCCGCGAAGTCTCACCGAGACCAACGCCCGCCACCCGCAACCCCTCACTCAACCCCCGCCAGCGCCGCCTTGACCGCTCGCGCCACCTGCCGCCCCGATTGCCGCAGCGCTCCGGCAGCCTCGCCGCCGCCCGGCGCGTTGATCGTGATTGCCACCCGCACCTCGCGCCCGCCGCCCTGCAGCGGCACCTCGACCCGCCCGCTGCTCGTCGGCACGAACAGCTCGGGCCCGCGCTCGCCGACGATATAGCCCCGCCCCGGCGCGACCGGTCCGCCCGTCGCGCGTCCGGGCAGGCCGAACAGGCTGCCGATCGCCGCGCCAAGTCCGCCACCACCGCCGCCACCACCGAACAGCGACGACAGTCCCGCGCGTACCGCTTCGGCCGCAATCTCGCTCAGGATCTGCGACGCCACCCGCTGCAGATCCTCGAACCCCAGTTTCCCCGTCCGCGCCGCCCGCAACAGCGCCTGCTCGACCCCGCGTCCGGCACGGTCCGCCCCAGCCTGTAACGGCCCGTCGATCGCGGCACGCATTTCCGCCACATCGCGGGCAAAGCCCCGCGTGTCGGCGCGCACGCGCACCATCATCTCGTCCAGATCCTCACCCATCGGGAAACGCCTCCATCAGCTGTGCGATCGTGTCGCGATCGGGCGGCACGACGTTGTCGCCAGCCACCGCCCGCACCAGTGCCGCCAGCTCGGCCGGGGTCGCAGTCCAGAACAGCTCCGGCGCCCAGCCGAACGCCACCCCCGCCTGCCCGGCGAGCAGCGCGGCGCGCTCCGCGAACCTCATCGCCCGGCCAGGATCTGCCCGATCAGCACGCGCAGCGCCGGTGTCGCGGCGGCAAGTCCCCCCGCCGCGACCCCGTCGGCGAACGCCTCCCGGGTCAGCCCCTCGGGCCGCTCCTTCAGACAATGCCAGAACAGGGCGACCATCTCGCCCAGCGCCAGCCGCCCCTCGGCGGCACGTTCGACCAGCGCGAACAGCGGCCCCACTTCCTGCTCCGCCGCCACCAGCGCGGAAAAAGAGGGCCGCAGCACCAGCGCGACCCCCGCAACCCGCAGCATCGCCTCGCCCCGCGCCGGATTGGCACTCACGCCGACACCACCGGCCCGGAGCTCTCCAGGTTCAGCGTGTAGGACCGCTCCCCATTGAAATCCCCGGCATAGTCCAGTCGCGTGACCAGGAACCGCCCGGTCATCGTCTCGCCGCTCTCGAAGCTCAGCCGATAATCGTCGATCACCCCGCTCAGCGCATTGCCCCGGATCCGCGTTTCCGCCGCCGACCCGGTAAACACCCCGGCCGCCGACACGCTCACCGATCGCACGCCGGCACCCGACAGCAGTTCGCGCCACGCGCCCGAATCCTTCGACGTGATCGCCACCGCCTCGCCATTCACGCTCAGCTGCGTCGTGCGCAGCCCGGCCACCGTCGCATAGGCGACCGGCGCGCCGCCATCGCCCACCTTCAACAGGAACGCGCTTCCCTTCTCCACCGCCATCACTGATCTCCCTCACTCGCCCGATTTCAGCATCCGCAACCGCCACTCGCTCGTCGCGCTCCAGCGTCCCTCGCCCTTGCGCTCGATCCGCCCTCGCAGCAGCACTCGGCTGGCGAGTTGCCACCCGCCCCCGAGCGCGCGCGGCAGCCCTGTCATCGCCGCCTCGACCTCGCCCGAAAGCCGCCGCAGCCGCGCCGGACTCTCCCCGGCATCGTGCAGGCTCACCACGACCCGCGCCTCGCGCCCGGCCCTGTCCTTGGTCCCCCAGTCGCTCAGCAGCGCCTCACCGATCACCGCATGCGGCGTCGCCGCGCGCACCGGCGGCGCATCGAATATTCCCGCCAGCTCCTCGGCGAGCGGGACATGCGCGTTCAGCGCAGCGCGGATCGCCTCGGCCAGCACCGCCGCCGCGCTCATCGCACCGCTCCTGCGCCCAACCGCATCACCCGCCACGGGCGCCACAGCGCCGTCACCGCTGCCGGCGGCGCGCCATCGCCATCCATGCGCAAATGCGCCGCCAGCCGCAAAATCCCGTGCCGCACCGGCTCGGGCACCGCGTTCCAGTCGCCAGCGCTGCCCGCGGTGTAGGTCACTGCGATGCGCCCGACGCCAGCGGCGCAGCGCACCCAGCCCCGCCCTGCCGCATCGATATCGATGCCATGGGTTTCCGGCGCCAGCGCGACGGTGCTGCCATCGGCTGTCACCGCCTGCACCGCCGTCACCGCCCGCACCGGCACGACGCTCAGCGCCTGCCACTCTGCGCGCGCCGCCAGCGTCTCGCGCAGCGTCCGTTCGAGCAGCGGCGCGCCGATGAACCGCTCGCACAGCTCGCTCGCAACGCGCAGCTGCGCGGCCAGCGCGGCATCGTCATCGACCCCGTCGATCCGCAGGAACGCGCGCAGCTCGGCCAGCGCCACCGGGGCCGCCACCGGCGGCACGATCGTCTCGACCATCACCGCCGCTCCACCCGGACGTCCAGCGAACGCGCATCGCGCCGCCCGTCGCTCCACGTCACCTGGTTGGTCAACCGATACACCATGCCCGGATGCCCGCCCTCGACGGTTGCAGCACAGCGCGATCCGCTCACCGCCTCCGCCACCACGGTCAGCCCGCCATCCTGCGCCGGCGCGACCGTCCAGCTGCTCGCGTTCAGCCCGGCTGCACCGGCAATCGCGGCCCAGTCGATCGCATAATCCAGCGCAGCCGCCGGATCCTTCAGGAAGATGCCCATCTCTCGCCCCCTCTTCAAAAAAATGAAGGGGCGGTCCGACAGGACCACCCCTCCACATTCCCCCCGGCCGGCGAAGCGTTCAGCTCGCCCGCGCCTCCGGCGGCACGGCCCGCACGCGATAGTCCGGCTGGCGATCGCCAGCCGCCGCGCGGGCCGGGCGGGCCCGTGCGGGGTTCAGCGGTGCGCGATCCCGCGCCATCGGCTCGTCATCCGCGATGCCGGCACGCGCCACGCGCCGGTCGGATGCGGCCACCGCAGTGACGGCGCGCGGGGCCGTCCACGCGGCATGCCCCCGC